ATATCTCTATCTTCGTCTACATCTTCGTCGAAAGAGAATTGATCTTCCATAAGGAAGTTAATTTCTTCGTTGTCTAAGTGAGGTTTTGTTTGAGTGTAATACTCTTTTAATAAAGCCTCGTCATTTAAAGTACTATAATCTTGATTAAGTTTTACGTAATCATTTATATCACCACCGGTTTCTTCCATAAAATCTACTAACTTCTGGATGTTTTCTGGTAAATCTTTTCCAGTTTCCATGGATTCAGTTATAGCTTCTTCAACTTCTGTAGCTATTTCTTCAACCTCATCTTCAGTAATTTCTTCTAATACTGGAGTTTCTTGTGCTTGAACTTCCGGTTGTACTTTTTCTTGTTCTTGTGGGGCGTCGGCATTATCAGCGACTGCAACCACTCCGCTGTCGTCAGCGTTGATTTCTCTAGTTTCATCTTGTTTTGGTGTTGGGGGTTTACTTAAATCTACTTTAATAACATCATTGTCTCCAGCAGATTCAAATTTACTTTCATCAACCGTCACCACGTTTTCATCACCTGGATCTTGTTGGTTAACTTGCGTAGTCTTTTCAACTACTTCTTCTAATTTTTCTTCCATAATATAATATAATAATAATTAATAAATTATCTAGGATCAAACGATCCTAAATCAAATCCCCCGCCTAATGTATCATTACCTGCGGACTCAAAGTTTTTAGGTGGTTTACCACTATTTCTTTGCTCAATCATCTCGCTTTGTTGAGACGCTTGGATTTTTGTTCTTTCGTCTTTACGATCTTCTTTTTCTTTTTCTTTTCCTTTTACACCTTCGACCTCCATACTCTTTAATTGCATGTTCATCTCAAACTCTAATTGCATTAATTCTTTTTTGTGCTGAACTTCTTGCATCATTTTTTGAGAACCTAATTCAGCTTTTAATCGTTCAAGTTCCCCTTGACTAGCTGTTAATGCTTGATTCTTTTCAACTTCACCTTGCGCCGCTGCTTGTGCTGACTGCTGGTTTAACTGCGCTTGTTGCTGCATGTTTTGTTGTTGTGTGGCTTGATCTTTATCAAGTTTCTTTTTTCTACGTATTTTAAGAAGTTGATTAGCTAATTTAATATTTTTGATTTCTCTAATATCAATTGCATCAGCTAGTTCAATTATTTGCTGTTGAATTGCCATTTGAACATTATTTTCTAACAACTGTCTTTCTTCTTCGTCAGGTTGTAATTCTATAAATATTCCAAAATCATATAGATGTAATTCTGAAATTTCCTTTAACGTTGCGACATTATGCACTCCTATCTGTTGTATAAATGCATCTTTTGTTGGAGAATATTCTATAATATCAGATATTCTAAGTGATAAGCATTCTGCTGTTTCTGCGGTTAAGAATAGTCCAGCTTGTAATATGTGACGAGTTGCTGTGTTTGAATTTGCTGCTGCAAGTTTTTGAACACCGACTAAAGCGTTTTTATCTGGCATGCTACCATCTCTAGCTTCGTTAAGTCCAGTTACGTCTCTTATCATTTGTAAATAATAATTATACGTGCCGATTAAACTCTGCATTTTCTGCCCACCACTTCCAGATGATATTTCTTGAATAGGTACTTTGCCTGGATTCATATCACCTTCAGAAGTGAAACTTCGCCCAATCACAGATCCAGTTTGGAAGAACATATTTAAGGCTTCTTGTGGATTATAGTTTGTTCCATTACCTAAATCTATCTCAGCAAGACCATCAGCGTCTAAATAAACTCCATCTGGAACTAGCCTAGACATTACTTGTTGAAGTTTTAAATGTGTCAACTGAATCATATCAGCAAAACCAGTAATTCTTTTTACTAGCGAATCAATTTTACCGTCATACATTCTAGGGGCAACAATAGCATAATTCATTTTTACTTTAGTAAAATCACTTTTAGGACGCATCATGTTTTTTGCCATCTCCCATTTGAGTAACTTATCAGTACCAAGAATCATAGCGCCTTCGTATAAACACTCTATAGATCTTAACATTTTAGAAAACCCACCTTCCATATTCTCTGGTGGATTAAAAGAATCATCTTTGGGTATAATTTTATCAGCTCCTGTTCCGGTTTCTTTTACTTTATAAACCTCATTCATGTAGGTTTTATAGTTAAAGTATAAAACTTGAATAGTATTATTATCTTCTTTGTCCGTGGAGAATCTTGTATTATTATTATTCCTATTAAAGCTTTTGCTTTTCATTATATCTTCAAGATCAGATTCTGACAAATGAGGGAATTGCTTCGCTAGTTCATTTACTGGAATATTTTTTACTTCACCAACATAATATATATCTTCAAAATAAGGAGAATCAGTATAAGAATACACCAAATTAGCTGGATCAACATAATCAATAACAACACCTTCAGAAGTATTAAAGCTAGTTTTAACAGCTCCAATACCAAGAACTGTTAAATCATAATAAAAACGCTTTTTAGTTAATTCGTATCTATTACCAGCAAACAAAACATTTAAAGCTTGTTCTTCTGCAATTTCTACGGCTTGTTTGTAGCTAAGCTGCATATGAAGTTGAAATTCTTCAGTAGTTTCCGGTAATTCTTCTTCTTCACTTTGCTTGGTATTTACTCCAAGCTTATCACCTACAAAATTATCAAATTCCTTATACTCCATGTCTTTAAGTACGGATTCCATATACTCAGTTCTTTTTGCAACTCCAAAAGGATCTTGAGAATAAGCTTTTATATCGTAAGTTCTTTCAGCAATACCATTGACAACTATGTCTACAAATTTCGAGATAATTGGGACTGGTTTCCAGTCTAAATTTAAATAGGACAAATCACCATTTATAGATAACTCATCCTTATATTTTTGAATAGACTGCTCGCCTCTAGCGTACAATCTTAAATTATGAAAATCATTGTGGTTGCTTTTATATCTATTAGAACCCCTGTCGTTGTTGAACCATTCTTGTTCTATAGCTTTACCAACTTTTAAACCATATTCGTAGCTAAGTTTCTCAGCATCGCCTACAGTTTGACTCGGAAAATAACTTTTAATGCCAGACTCTGCCATATTTATTTTTTAATTATTTGAGACATATTTCCGGTATTTTTATACTTTGATATGTTTATATTTAGTTGTGGTTTTTCTACTTTAGCGTTTGGAGCGTATAAGTGTCTATTGTTAGCCATTATAGCTAAACCGGAACTTATCGATGCATCATGCTTTGTTCTTTTATTTATATCGAATCTTGACCAATCATTCAGTAAAGCATTGAAATATAAATCTCCAAGCGTTCCATCTTGCTTTATTCCAACGTGATCTTGTATATACATTTCAATAGCCGCAGCATGAGCTTGTTTTATATCCTCACTTGAATTGGGTATTCCACCAACTTCTTTTTCCGCTACGGACAACTTGTTCCAAATTTTGTCCGGCCTGTTCATACTAAACCCTCTGTATCCTCTACGTCTTAGGTAGTATAAGAGACGGGGTTTATTGTTCTCTGCAAGTATAGGCATCCCGTAAAATACTAAAGCCATTAGAACGTCTTCAAAGAACATCTCTGCGGTTGGTGGTCTTGACAAGTATTCTAAAAAGAAACTATTAGCTGGAGCATCTTCCATCGAAAACCTTGTTAATCCGTGTAAAGCTCCTTTTGATCCTTCTCCATCTACAGTTCCTGATATATCGTAACTGTCACAACCAAAGGCTCCCATGTGTTCATTGCCAGGGTGTTTAATACCATTTTTCAGAACAACTTTGTTTTGTATTTGTTGAGGTGGAACCCAACTTACTTTAAATCTACCTTTTGGATCTGGGTAGAATATTACTTGAGAATCTTTTATACCATTCACCCATTGAAAATTACCTTGAGTAACCCCTAGAGTATTCGACATTTCCTCGTTGTAATCTATCTGCTCGTATATTTTAACTAAGTTAAATATACTATTCTTAGTCTCATCTCTAAACGCGTGTTCTTTTGTTCTTGGAAATTGACGGTAGAATTCATTTAATGCGTCAGCATCTCCTTTTAAACCATCTACTTCATTCTGCCAGTTGTCTATTACACCTACGTCTATTAATTCACCGTTTGGGTCGAACACATCGATGTCAGGAGTAGTGAATACAGGAATTCCGTGCTCATCAATAAATCCTTCGTAGTTCCATTCCATTGGGACGAACAAAGAGTATAGACCAGACTTTGTTTGGCCATTTCTATTTCGTTTAGTGACATCTGAGGCATTGTATAGTTTTTTAAAGTTTTCCCCTCCTTTATCTAAAGAATTTGACGTTGAACCCATCATGCACTTGCCAATAATTCTACTACCTAATCTTAAACATGTTTTTGTAACCCTCCAGTTGTTCAGGATATTCTCAGGTCTCTCCCATTTACCAGCTTCATCATGTACTAGTAAGGCTAATTTCTCACCATCATAACTATTGTCTCCTGTATTCTTCCAGTCAATAGTTGTATCTAATCCTTCTAATTCTTCTAACTTTTCGTTAACTGTTATTTTCTTTCTAGTAAATCTTGTGGATGGCACTCTGTATGCAAGTTCTGTTTTTGGTCGATCCATACCATCTTGTATCGGTTTGAAGAAAAAAGGATAATTAATACTGATAGGTACTATTTTATCGGTAAACATTTTCTTTGCATCTGAACCTGTTTTAGATAAGACTCCATATCTACTATCACCTGCAAGAGTGGCTAAGTTAACTGTTTCTGCAGATGACATGAACGAAAACCCTGAACGTCTGTTCTTTAGGTAACACATCCCATAACATCTTTTGTCAGCCTTACAGGCTTCCCAGAATATATAAAACAATCTATTTGCTTCTCTAAAGTCTGGGGCTCCAACATCTATCTTGCTCCATTGTAAGTACATATAGTGAGTACCGGTTATGTAAGTTGATATACCGTTGTTTGTAAACCAAAACCCATTTTCCCTTCTATTGAACTCTTCGTCGATATAATCGAACCATTGTTCTTTTTGATCTTCTGGATAAGCCCTCCAATCAAATATACTCTTAAGACGTTCTAGTTCTTTGGGTTGATCAGTTTTTACCCATTTGTTTTTTTCGTGCTTGAACACTTGCACTGGCACTTTTGGCAAAGCAATTCGCAAATTTTCAATTTCAAG